AGTACAGCCGCATAACAGAAGGCTTATAGCCGTCGGCGGTGAACCGAACGCTAGACACATAGCCAGTGTCTAACTTGACAGGCTTGCGCTCCCATTGAGCGCGGAACGCAACGCCTGGGTTGCGCCTTTTAAAGAGCCGCTTGGCGACGGCTAAGGTTGGACGAGTATGAGCCATATGGCCTCCCTTGGTTAGTAGTTGGTAAAGGCCGCTTATGCGACCAGTTTAATTGCACGCTCAATAACGTCTGCATCTAAGAATGCGCCATGAGTAAACTTGTAACGAGCGATGTTCATATCGAGCTTTACAATTTTTTCGTTGATGTAGTAAGAGGCAACTTCTTCGGCGTAATCGTTAGCGCCAGCAGTACGCAGAATTTCAATCAAGTTTGCTTCAGCGTTTTCGATGCGGATGTTGATGTCGTTGTACATTTCTATCTCCCTTGGTTAGTGGCTGTGTCCCCAGCCGATGAACAGATAATTGCATACCTAAATATCAAAGTAAACACTTTTTGTTTATTTATTTTTATGTGTTTGTTGGTGGGGTTTTGTAAATATACATTTGTGGTATACTCATCGGATGTGTACTACAGTGAAACGAGCGATGTTCTGCACTCGTAATAATGTCCAGCACATTGAGAACCTCGGTATAGTTTGCGAACTAGTCGGGCGACTCAAAGGTTTAACAGAGTCTGAATACTTGGACCTCTGTGCGATAAACAAGTTGGAGAATATGCGAGCGTTAGAAATGGCTAAACATTACCCAAGTCACTAAGGCTAGGGAATAACAGGCCGAAAAGGCCGCGGGGCTTTGCACCCCCAAAAAAAGGGAGAACGACGTGGAATTGAATTTATTAGAGCAGTATCCAGCGCGCGTAGTGGCTGGCATTATCTTGTTTGTAGCGGCTCTGGGTATTGTGGGTAACGCTGATATGCAGGATCAGATTGATCAGCAAGAGTGGTACTGCGAGAACGTAGAGATATGGGTAGCGTCCAATGGTCGCAACGGTCATCCTGATTACAAGGGTATAGATTGTGAAGCTGACCTATAAGCAGGTACACGAAGCCGCTAAGATGGAAAGTGATGGTGTCGAGGTATGGGCGCTCTCACAAATCTTCGATGTACATGACATGACGATGCGCAAATACTTGAGAGCCTATTACAAGTACGGCAAGTCATTCTGGTCACGTTATCCAACCGAGGTAGAACATGGCGGATCATCGGCATAAACTAGACAAGGAAACGCGGGACAGGCACTTCCCTGAGTACAATGGGGGTAAGGGGTCAAGACCGCGCAAGTTCGCAAGCAACAGTAGTCAGTCTTACAAAGACGGATGGGATAGGATATTCGGTGGCAAAGACAAGAGCACAACTTAACCGAGAGACACGCCAAGCCGAGATGCGGAAGAAGATTGAAGCATCAGGGTACGAATCGCATGTCCATGAAGTCGTTAAGAAATTGCTAGATCCTGAGCAAGAGTTTGACTCCATTGATGTACAGCGTATGAAGTCCGCGGCTGACCTATCTATTAAGATGATGGCTAAGTTCATGCCAGACCTTAAATCAACTGAGATCACTGGCCCTGATGGCGGTGGTTTAGTTGTTAACATCCAGCGTAAGAGATTCGATGGCGACGATTGAATACGTTATGAAGCCACAAGGCGTGGTACTCGAAGAGTTTGCTGACTGTCGCGCTCGTAACTCATTCATCATGGGGCCGCTAGGCTCAGGCAAGACCGTCCAAGTAATCCTCAAGCTCTTAGAGCTGATGTGCCAACAGGCACCAGTCACAAGAGAATCCCATCCCAACTACGGTGTTCGGCTAAGTCGGATCATCGCCGCTCGAAATACTTACAGTGAATTATTCTCAACGACGATTAAAGATTGGATCGAGGTGCATGGCGATCTAGGTGAGTTCAAGCAGGGGAATAAGGAACCGCCAACGCATCGACTTGAGTTCAAGCTAGAGGATGGCACAACGGTTAAGAGCGAAGTCATCTTCATAGCCTTTGATCGCCCTGAGCACGTCAAGAAGGCGAGGGGTATCCAAACCACATGGGTGTGGCTAAACGAAGCTAAGGAACATTCCAAGAGCGTTGTGGATATGCTTGACCTGCGATGCGGTCGTTACCCGTCGATGAAAGAAGGTGTAAAGCCTACACATTACGGAATGCTGGGGGACTCGAATGCACCAGATGAGGATCACTGGTATTACAAGCTGGCTGAAGAAGATAGGCCAGAGGATTGGAAGTTTCACCGTCAGCCGGGTGGTGTATATCGGGAAGGGGACGGATGGTATCTCAACGAGAAAGCAGAGAATCTTAATAACCTACCGGAAGGCTACTATCGTCGTGGACTACAGGGGAAAACTGATGATTGGATCAAGGTCAATCTCGCGAATGAGTACGGCTTTGTATCGAGTGGTAAGCCAGTTCATCCCCTATACACTGATTCTATCCATTGCATGGCTGACGTTTACCAGCCTAATCCTGATCAGCCTATTGTGCTGGGCTTTGACTTCGGTCGGACACCAGCTTGTGCGTTCCTTCAGAGAGATGCGTTGGGCCGCTGGATTTGTTTTGATGAGTTCTGTCTGACTGACTCCGGGGCGGTGGACTTTGCACCTAGCCTCAAGCGATACATTGATGCGAACTACCCGAAGATAAAGTTCAGAGGTTGGGGTGATCCCTCTGGTGATAACAAGAACCAAGCGAATGCTGATACACCGTTTAAGATCATGCGAGCGGCTGGTATCCCTTGTACGCCTACACTGACCAACGATCCTGCATTGCGACGTGCGGCTCTCGAACTACCGATGAAAGAACTTTGCATGGATGGCAAGCCTCGATTCTTGATCAGCCCTAAAGCAAAGATGATTCGTAAGGGGTTGCAAGGTGGCTTCTGTTATCGACGCATACAGGTATCCGGTGAGAAGTACACCGATGAGCCAGACAAGAACGAATACAGTCACCCGGTCGAGGCATTGGAGTACGCATTGCAAGGTGAAGGCGAAGGCAGACAAGCACTAAGTAGCGGACAGGTAAGGCGACCAGTTCGGCAGATGAAGATGGACGTTCGTGTCTTCTGATATCGCTTATGTAGCTTTCTGCATAGATGACGGGCCGCATTGGTGGTCATGGATGTTGCACCCCGAGATCAGGCACTGTTACGTCGTGATTCCGAACGATGGCGAGTGGCTTGCGCTGGGCAAGTCTACTGAAGGCATAGAACTAATGATCGTCGATAACATTACCGATGTAGTCGAGAACGATATTCTGATAAAATCGCAAGTTCATAGGCCCAAGCGCGGTCTGTTTATGTTGAATACGTGCGTTGGGTATACGAAACAGGTGTTGGGTATAAACAAACCGTTTATCTGGACGCCTTATCAACTGTATCGGTATTTGGAGAAGCAGGATGGCAGGTAAGTTTCGACAAAGCTTGCGCGGTATCGACAGGATACACCGCAAAGGCTTTAAGAAAATTGACCGGGTTCGTAGAGGCAAGAGCCTTTTAGGTGAGCTTGGTGTAAGTGGCGGCGGTAAGCGCAAAGCACCTCAAGACGTCATCGGTTATGACGGTAAAGACTTCACACGTAACGGGGAAAAGACCACCCGTGACTCGTTAAGGATGGGATGAAATGAAATCACCGAAAGCACCTAAGCCCACAGCACAGGCAATCGCTGTCGAGCGTCGTCAGGCAGTAGCACTTGATGAAGAAATCAGAGAGCAGGAAGAACGATTCCGCGCAATGGCTCGCGGTAAGCTAGGAACCAAGTCTCTCTTGGGCGGTGTCCCTCGTAGTCGTGCTGAGGCCGCAGGAGGTCGTGCAGGGGCCGCTCCAGCTCGTACCATGTTAGGCATGGGCGGTATGGGCGGAGCTACTCGCGGCGGAGCTGGTGGCGGTATGCGCTCTGGTCCGTACTCTGGCACACAAGCACAACTTAAATAGGTAACACTATGAGCTTGCCCCCGCATCTTGGCTCGATCCAAGACATAAAGGAACGCGAA